AGACAACTGATTACACACCAGAGATGCGTAAAGTCATCATGGATGGTATTTCTGTTGATAAAATGTTGAGCAAAGAGATTGATACTTCTAAACTGTCTGGTGTTACAATCACACCAAATGGTCAATTCTTCCGTACTGACAAACAAGGTTTCTTACCAAAGATGTTGGAAGAAATGTATGTTGACAGAAGTAAGTTTAAGAAGATGATGATTCAGGCCAAGAAAGATTATGAAGTTGAAACTGACCTGAATAAAAAGAAAGAGTTGAAAAACAAGATTGCTCGGTATGACAACCTACAACTTGCAAAGAAAGTTTCTTTGAATTCGGCATATGGTGCATTAGGTTCACAGTATTTCCGATTCTATGATTTGAGAATGGCGTTAGCAGTTACACTTGCAGGCCAATTATCCATTCGTTGGATTGAAAATAAACTAAATGGATATTTAAACAAATTACTAAAGAGTGAAGAAGATTATGTTATCGCCTCGGATACAGATTCGATTTATCTACGTCTTGGTCCGCTTGTTGATAACGTGTATGGCACGGGACAGAAAGACTCTGTTGCTGCAAGCATCGACAAACAACAAGTTATTGCTTTCATGGACCGTGTATGCGAAGATAAAATCCAACCGTTTATTGATTCATCTTATCAGGAGCTTGCTACGTATGTTCATGCGTATGCCCAAAAGATGCAAATGAAACGTGAAGCATTGGCAAACAAAGGTATTTGGACTGCCAAGAAACGATACATCCTAAACATCTATAACAATGAGGGTGTTCAATATAAAGAACCACAGATGAAAGTTATGGGTCTTGAAATGATTAAGTCATCTACACCTGCGGCTATCCGTGAGAAGATGAGATTGTCTATTAAGATTATGATTAATGGTACAGAAGATGATATTCACAAATTCATTGAAGAATTTAAACAAGAGTTTAAGAAGTTGCCTGCTGAAGACATTTCATTCCCACGTGGACTAAATGGATTGAAAGAATATTCTGATTCTGTTACTCTATATAAAAAAGGCACACCTATTCATGTTAAGGGTGCAATTCTATATAATCATTATTTGAAACAAAAGAATTTAACAAAGACTTACCCTCTTATCCAAGAAGGTGAGAAACTTAAATTCACATATCTGAAACAACCAAACCCATTCAAAGATATGGTCATCTCTTTCCCAAGTAGATTACCAAAAGAGTTTGAACTACAACAATATGTTGATTATGATATGCAATTTAATAAGGCGTTCCTTGAACCTATCAAAGTGATTTTAGATTGTATGAATTGGTCAACTGAAAAGAGAAATTCATTGGAGAGTTTCTTTGGATAATATTCGTATCATTAAAACTGGTATCAATGTTTCTAAAATAGTGAGACAGTTGGAGAAGTATCCTGAAGATTGGGGTGGCCAAAAGAAAATGGAAGGTGTTGAACAGATTGACCCTGACTTTCATAAGATTTATGCGGGTGTGTTGCAACTAGTAATGGGTGCAATTTCAACACCAGGCGAAATGGTTTACAATACAGAACTTTGTATTAAAACACCTGCACATGATAGGCACACCGAAATTATAGGATTTTTAAGAAGACATTTTGATGCCTATTGTCGATGTGGTTTTCTATCTTTACCTGCCGGTGAGATTGTTGGTCAACATATCGACCAAGGAACGTATTATCTAACCAAAGACAGATATCACCTATCAATTCAAGGTCGTTATGATTATACTGTTGGTGGTGAAACAGTTACAGTAGAACCAGGAACCCTACTCTGGTTCAATAACAAATTAATGCACGGAACAAAGAATGTAGGAGATTGCACAAGAATTACTTTTGTGTTTGATGTTCCACATTCTAGGAAGAATCCATGATACAAGTATTGTTACCTTTTTTGTCTGCAATTGGCCTATCAGGTATTGCAGCTTACTATTCAGTTATCGGACTCGCACAGATATTTCCCGGTTCATACTGGCCAATTATCATTATGGGTTCGGTCCTTGAAGTATCAAAATTGGTAACAGTATCTTGGCTATATAACAATTGGAATGATACTGTGCGAATAATGCGTTACTATTTTTTAGCCGCCATTATTCTTCTTATGTTGATTACTTCAATGGGTATCTTTGGTTATCTTTCAAAAGCACACCTTGATTCAAATATTGTAATTGGTGCAAATAGTGTACAGTTAAAAACACTAGACACACAAGAGAAGATTGCAAAGGAACGATTGACTTATTTGTTACAAAGAGCAGGCGACCCAGCAACTGCAACCCGTAAGATTGATGTACAAATCCAAGAGACACAGGTAGAACTGAAAAGAATTTCAACTGAGAAGTTGCCTCTGTTATCAGAAGAAAACAAACTAACGGCAGAGATTGGTCCTATTAAGTACATAGCCGAGTTATTCTATAGTAAAGATGACCCGAACTTCATAGATAAAGCAGTACGAAGTGTAATTCTAATTATCATTATCGTATTCGACCCACTTGCCGTTTTGTTATTGATTGCATCCAATCAGACATACCAAAGAATAAAACAACCAGTAGAAGTTGAGCCTATAAAGAAGGCAAAGAAAAAGAAAACGCTTGACAATAGCACAGCAAATAGTTTAGAATCATTCTTTACAGATGATAAAAACGAAGTTATACCGAAGACAGACATTACCAAAATAGATGGAGATTTTAAATGAGTTTACTTGACAAAATTAAAAAGAATTCAACGATTAAAGATAGTGCAATACTATCCAAGTCTAAATTCTTTACAGAGAAAGATATGGTTACAACAGGTGTGCCAATGATTAACGTGGCACTATCTGGAAGACTTGATGGCGGCCTTATTCCCGGTCTTACAATGTGGGCAGGTCCATCTAAACACTTTAAAACTGCCTTCAGTTTGCTAATGGCGAAATCGTATATGGACAAATACCCTGAGGCAGTTCTTTTATTCTATGATTCAGAGTTTGGCACACCAGTCAAGTACTTTGAAACATTTGGAATTGACATGGACAGAGTGTTGCATACACCTTTGACTGACATTGAACAATTGAAGTTTGATATTATGCAACAATTGGCCGATGTGAATCGTGGTGATAAACTAATCATCATCCTTGATTCTGTTGGCAACCTTGCATCAAAGAAAGAAGTTGATGATGCACTTGAAGGTAAATCTGTTGCTGACATGAGTCGTGCAAAACAAATTAAGAGTTTATTCAGAATGGTAACACCACATTTGAATATCAAAGATATCTCAATGGTAGTTGTGAATCACACCTACAAAGAGATTGGTATGTTTCCCAAAGATATCGTTGGTGGTGGTACAGGTTCTTATTATTCGGCTGACAACATTTATATTATTGGTCGTCAACAAGAAAAAGATGGAACTGAAGTTGTCGGTTACAACTTTATTATCAACGTAGAGAAAAGTCGTTATGTCAAAGAAAAATCTAAAATACCTATTTCTGTATCTTTTGATGGTGGTATTAGTAAGTACTCTGGTCTACTTGACCTTGCGATGGAATCCGGCCATGTGGTCAAACCAACCAACGGTTGGTATTCTAAGGTGGACCAATTGACAGGTGAGATTGGTGATAAGAAACGAATTGCTGATACTGCGACCGCTGAATTTATGGAACCAATCCTAAAGGATCCAAAATTCAAAGATTTTATTAAACACAAATATGAGATTGCATATGGAAACATTATGGGAGAAACTCCTGTTTTGGAAGAAACAGAAGATGCTTAAAGAAGCAGTTGATTATCATTTCTTTGACTTCAAAGATTCTGATATAAGTGGTATAGAACTCTTAATGAAAGAATACAGAGGAGTAATATATCACTATCAGAAGGCAAGAGTGCTTGAAGAAGGTGAATTTGCAAGATTGCAATTCGGATATACGATTGTTCATCCTGGTGAACATGACATTGATGACTTGACAAAAGATGAAAATTTGCATACAATCATGGGTGACATACTTACTACAATATTAGCGAATCAGGCAAATGAACAGACTAGAACAGACAATAATCAAGAATTTGATATACAATGAGGAATATGTCCGCAAAGTATTACCATTCATTCGACCAGATTATTTTTCAGACAATGCAGAAAAGATTGTATTCAAAGAAATATTTGAATTCATAAATCAGTACAAGAATCCTCCTACACATGAGGCACTTGTAATCAACTTCACAGAGAAGAAGAATCTTACTGAGCCTCAAGTCCAAGAGGCAATTGAATTACTTAACAAAGTACATTTAGATAAAGATGAACCAACCGAAACACAATGGTTGATTGAACAAACTGAAAAGTTTTGCCAAGACAAGGCCATCTATAATGCCATTATGGAATCTGTTTCTATTCTGGACAGTAAGAGTGAGAAAAGAACCAAAGGTGAAATTCCACAACTTCTAAGTGATGCTCTTGGTGTTTCATTTGATAACAACATTGGCCATGATTATACACAAGACTATGATTCTCGTTATGATTCGTATCACAAAGTAGAATCTCGTATTCGTTTCGACCTTGACCTCTTTAACAAGATTACAAAAGGTGGTTTGCCAATCAAAACCCTAAACATTGCACTTGCTGGCACTGGTGTTGGTAAGTCTTTGTTTATGTGTCACGTTGCTGCAGGTAATTTGTCGCAAGGACAAAATGTTCTCTATATCACAATGGAAATGGCAGAAGAAAAGATTGCAGAACGTATTGATGCTAATTTGCTAAATATTGATTTGGATGAATTGAGAACAATCAGTAAAGAAGATTACACAAGAAAATTCTCTGCATTGAAAGCAAAGACACAAGGTAAGTTAATCATCAAAGAGTATCCAACTGCCGGTGCATCTGTACTCCACTTCCGTGCATTGTTGAATGATTTGGCTTTGAAGAAGAACTTTAGACCAGACATTATCTTTATTGACTATCTAAACATTTGTTGTTCAGCACGAATCAAACCTGGTGCAAACGTAAACAGTTATTCATACATCAAGGCGATTGCAGAAGAACTCCGTGGTCTTGCAGTTGAGTTTTGTGTGCCAATTGTTTCTGCTACACAAACAACTCGTAGTGGTTTCAGTAACTCGGATCCTGGTCTTGAAGATACATCTGAATCGTTTGGTTTACCTGCTACTGCCGACTTTATGTTTGCGTTAGTGAGTAATGAAGAACTTGAAGCCTTGGGTCAGATTCTTGTTAAACAATTGAAGAATCGTTATGGTGACCCTAACTTGTATAAAAGATTTGTTCTTGGTATTGATAGAGCAAAGATGAGATTATATGATGTTGAAGAATCCGCACAACAAGATATTGCTGATGCAGGCATTCCTGATAAACCTATAAACACATTTGGCAATAGAGAGCGTAGAAAAGACTTTGGTGGTCTAAAAGTATGAAGTTAACACACGAACAAGCCGTTCATTGTGCAAATGTATTCTCAGACTACTTTGATAAGTTTGGTCGTATTGATGAATACATGCGTGAACAAAAACTGGCATCCATGGCAGAGAGGTCACCTGTACTCTTTGGTATGGGACCTGAAGAAGACTTGTTCTCTGATTTTACAATGTCACCTGCGGATATGGAGTTTGAATTAATTGAACTACCACAAGAACGATGGGACACTTACTTGAATATGATTTCAAG